TACCTTGGTATCTTTGGAAAAACTGCTGCACACCGCCAATGGTTTGAATTTGATTGTTGGAATCAAGAAATCCACGCCAAATTTTCATGGAACTGCCTTTTACATTGGCTTCCAATATCAATGCAACAATATTGATGTCCAATCCAGACAATGACACTTTAATATCAACACTTGATGCTTTCATATCTTGTTGAATTTCACTGATACCTAAAAAGTTACCAGCTCCAACAAATGTAATGCCATTTACTGTAATGGCTGATGCAGCATTGCAAAATGTATATGTTTGTTGCGCTTTACCAGTGCCTGTTCCACTTCCTGTTGCAGTAAATGTTACTCCAACTGTATTTGATAATGCTCCAATAGCAGTGAAGTCTGTTGTTCCAACAACAAAAATTGTGTAAGACTGTCCAACAACAAAATCACCAGCAAATGTGGTGATAATGATTTCTACAAATTCAGCATATCGAATTGAACTTGAACTCAATGCAGCCATTGCAGTTGACATAATTTTTATCCTGTAATGTATTCTCTAAAAACAAAAGGACCAGACCATTCTACCCATGCGCCATTGGTCATTGGATTCAATGTATATGTTGGCAATTGTTCAGCCAATACATAAAAGCTGCAATTATTGCCAAGCAATACTGGTGCAGTTGATGTTGGTGATCCAATCAATGGTCGATTGATATTGATCACCGACCCAGCTGAATCCGCAGTCACTTTGTAAACATATCCATTGATTGAAATGAAGTCCCCAGCCAACAATGTACCATTTGATGTGATGTTAATGGTTTGACTGTTTGGTGTTGGTGTTCCACTTAAACTTGCCACTGTGGCCGTTCCACGCATGGCCGTGAACCATTTTAAATCATTTGATTGAAAAGTAATGTAATCTGGCAGCTGCCGATCCAAATTGTCGATGGCTTGGATCACATCTCTGACTTGTGGATAATACAAAAAATTGTGTGGAGTAATGGTAAACACCCATGGCACTGTTGTCAGATATTGGGCCACTGTAATTTGACCTGATCGAGAAACCTGTTGACCAACAGTGCGTCTGTTGTTTACATTCATTTTTTGTTGAATTTCAACAATGTTTTGAAAGCCAGCCATTATGTTCGGCTCCTAGTTGTTGCAATGTTTTTGGTTGCATATTGATTGGCTGCCCAAATCGCACCAGAGCTGCCATATATCCTGTCTTCAAATGATTTGGTGTCAATGGCTTGGATGTTGTAATTGGTGACGTTTTGGACTGTTTGACCGCCCATACCGCCCAGCTGATTGTTCGGTATCACTGTGGAATTGCCTCGAGGCACAATCACCTCTGGGCCATTTTCACCAACAATGGATGGTTGGCCAGCATCGAGTGGACCACCTGTGGCATTTGAAACCATGATGGGTGTGGCCGTTTCCACTGGAGCTGGTCCAGTTGACCCACCAAAAATACCCCCACCAAATCCACTAAACATATTGCTAAACAATTGAGTGGCCTGTGCCTTGATTTGAATTGCAATCAAGTCAGCAATAATGCTTTTTGCTAAATCAGAAAAATTCAATTTCCCTGTTTTTACAAAAGTTTCCAATGCTGAAGACATTTGATCAACAACAGTGGTAAATGATTTTTTCCCAACATCGGCCATGGTTTCAGCATTTTCTTTGTATTGTGCAAATGCCTCATTCCATCCAGTTTCAAATTTTGTCCTGGCCTCTTGATTGGCTGCCACCACTTTTTGTGTTTGTTGCACATAATAATCTGTGGAAACCTGAACCAGTGTTTTTTGTCTTTCCAGCTCTGCTTGAAGTGCGCCAGCACCAGGCCGTCTTTTATCGATTTGACTCATCTTTTGATCGATGGCATCCAATTCTTTTTGTTGATTGTTCAAAACTGCATTAACTGCATTTTGCATTTCAACTTCATTTTTGGTGAGCATTTTGTCTTTTTCTTTTTGGCTCAACATTTCCAAATTTAATTGTTCTCGATTTTGATAGGCAGCAAATAATTCTTTTTCTGCTAATAATTGTTTTGAATAAGATTCAATAACTGGTCTGTTTATATCTTCTTTTTTAGGTTTTTCTTTTTCTTCTGTTTTAGGTGGGTTTAAGATATTTGACTCAAAAGTGGCAATGTTTTTTGCCATTTCCTCGACTTCTTTTTCATATCTTTTATTGTCTGCAATTGCAGCGTCAATGCCTTGGGTGAATAGAATTTTTGCATTTTCAAATGTATGCTGAATTTCCATTCCAATGGCTTTAAATGTGTTTAAAACCCTTTCACCCAAAATAGTGACTGTTTCCATGCCAATGCGTAAAGCCTCAAAAAACACATGACTTACACCATTGCTTTTGGTCATTTCATTATAAAAAGCCAACAAACTGGGTATCACTGCATTGGTGAAATTCAACGACATCTCTTTGCCAGCTGCAGTTAATTTCAAACTTAATTCATGTGCTTTTTCAACTGATGCAGCATATTCATCCATTGATCCTTTGCCTTCTTGGATAGATTTGGCCAATCCAGCCAAATCCACGCCTCGAATTGATCGACCCAATGTTTCAAAAGCCAATCCATTTCTTTCGGCTGCATCTTTCATATTGCCAAGAGAATTGATAACTTTTTCAAACAAATCTTGCTCAGACAAATGCCTCAAGTCATTTAATGTGACTCCAAGTTTTGCAAATGATTCTTGGGCTTTGGCATTTCCTTGTACTGCAGATTCCATTTTTTGGGTAAAGCCAGAATAAATTCTGCTGGTATCTTCTGCATTTCCACCATTTTCCTCAAGTGCTTTGGACAATTCCAAAACTGATGCAGTGGCCACTTCATTGGCTTTGGCAGTTTCCACAATCCTATCTGAAAACTCCAAAGCTGATTTTGTCATTTCATAAAAACCAGCCACGCTCAATACTTCAGGCAAATATTCTTTTAATTCTCTAAGAGAATTTTTAGCCTCAGCAATTCCTTTTTTGAATTCTGTTGTATCCAGCCCAAGTTGCGCACCTAGTCCAGCAATAATATTGGCCATTATGTTCCCTCAAAAAGAATCGATGGGGCATTTGGAGCCATGGCCATGAAAGCCAAAAGTCTCTGATTTGTTAACTCTTTCCGATCTTCATCGGTCATCGGATAAAGATATTCAAATGCCTTTGGAATTATATCCTCGAGTGTATATGGGGACTTGCCTTTGGGCAACATTTTATTGAATTGACCAGCGGTCAAACTGCCCAAAACCTCCAAAATCCCACGATTTCCAATCAATCCATCTGCATACATAACCGCAATGTCAGTGAATGTGCCCTCGTCAATTGATGCTGGATCGGCCCCATGGGCCGTTAAATAGGCTTTGACTTGCCTTCTGACCGATCCAGTTATTTTCCCTTTGTGGCCGTGTAATTGGGTGAAATGGTAGAGTTAATGTAGTCCAGCAGCTCCAGTTGAACACTGAATGGGAACAATTCTTCAATGTCTGCATATGTGATGGTGTTCATGTCAAAGTCTTTATTCTCTGGCACCAACATTTTAAAAGCCTCAACCAATCTGTTTTCTGTCAAAACTTTGTTTCTAGTGGTTTCCCTAATGGATCGATCTTTGATTAAAACATCGTTTTCAAGATATTTGACTTCAGGATCATTTTCATATTTGGCCCGATTATCAAGAAATTCTTTGGCCATGTCCTGATAGTATTTTTCTGCTTTGTCTTCATCGACCACTTTGGCTCGCTCAAACATGGCCTCAGTTTCAATTGTCAAAGGCACTTTGACTTTAAATGTGTGACCGCCAAATTTGAATGATCTGATTCTGAGTGAGTCTTTTTGCTCCATGAATTTGGAGCCAAATGCGTTTGCCAAGTTTGTCATGTTTTATTTTCCTGTTGTCATGTGTCTTGATTTGTATTTCATCAATGCGTCTTTCAATGAATCCACCAATGAATCTGTCACTCGTTGGGAGTTTGATTCCAAAGCTGGTCGAATGAATGGCATTCCCTCGCCTTTCAGCCATCTGGCAGTGCCAAATTCAATGGCAAAAGCCCTTGCATCACTGATCATGTGCTGCATTACTTTTGTTTTTTTGTTTTTAAATTTTCCGCTTAATAGCTTCTTTTCTGTCCTGGCATTTTTTCCAATATCACCTTTTAATTTTGGATGATCCCAGTCTGGTATGAATTTTTTACCTGGTGCGACTGTCACTCTAGAAATCATCACCATTGTTGGTGTGGAGTAACGTGATCGTTTGTCTCTCGATGTTGGTTTTCTTGCCTCGACTTGCAATGATTCCAACAATTGACCAGTTTCAATGTTGTCATGTGTTAAAAGCAATCCTCTGGCTGCTTGCAGAACTGGCAGCATTGCTTCTCGACAAGCATTTCTCAAAATATTTTTTGCGTCTTTTTCACCAAAATCATCATTGATCTGATCGAGCAAATCCTCGAATTCCTTGAATCCAGACCATTGCATGGTGATGTCTGTTTCCATTTAATTCAATTTTCCAATGATGATTTTCTTGAAAATTAAAGAATTAAGCTGCAGCACATAATCGACCACTTCCTCTGGTGTCATCGAGCTGGCATGGTTTTTTGCAATGTCAAAGGCCAAATTGATACCTGTGATTTTCTGTTGAGAAAAGCCAAACCAGTCTTTTTTACCAGACTCGGCTTGGCTTACTAGGTATCCCAAAAGATCATTGCTATTTTGTATTATTGTCATTTTGTCGTGTTTTGTTTAAGTGTTGTTGGACCAGCCGTATTGGTTGCCCCTGGGATGCACTGTAAATTTGCACTTTGCCTCGGCATTTGGTGCAGCATCAACTGTGAATTCAGAAACACGACCAGTGAAAGCATAAGCCACTGTGTTTGCGCCTGATGTGGCAGCAATCACAAAAGTGCGATCAATGATGCCTGAATATGCATCGCCTCTAATCAACAAAAGGCCAGCATCAGCTGGATTCCAAGCTGCAGTGATTGTCAATGATGTGGGCTTGGATTGTGTGGGAATAATGTCCGATTGACGAGCACCAGCCACTGCAAATGATGCTGATGCATCATCTTGGCCAAATGCTGGAATTGCCTCGACATTGAGCTGCTCACCAGCAGAGCCAGTGCCATTGGCTGCAGTGCCAACAATGTTTGCAACTTCAGCAGTCCATGTGGACAATTGAGTCAATGTTAATGGGGTTGGAGTTGCTCCAGTTTGACACCAGAGTGACGCACTAAAGCCAGGTAAAACTTGATTTGGTAATGCCATGATTAAATCCTTTGAGAAAAATTAAACGAATTGTTTTGTTTTATCAGCATGGGATGTCCATCCGACAATCCAAGATTATCTGGTGCAATTTTACTTGATCATCATAGGTATTGTATAGCATCGAAATATCAATTTTTGATACCAAAATGCCAGCAAATGACCCCTTCACACCAAAAAATCCAGCAAATCCATGCAGAGCCTGAATGATCGTATTTGATGCGCCAAAACAATCACTCATATTGGATGCAAAAACCGATGTTTGAAACACTGGTGTGTCAATGCCTTTGTTGGATTGTGTCGGCCCTGTATAGACTGGCTGATGCACATTCCTCAATTGCCAAGTGACAAATGTTGGCTCATTAGCAAAATTCCTGTTGAAATTTGCATACACTGGCACTGGGTTAACAGTGGCAGCCAATTGATTTTGAATGCACTGGGCATAGACAACAATACTTTGCTGGGTTGTCATACTGCCACCGCTGGGTCGTTTCTATAGCATAAGAATGACACATTCATGCGGTCATTGGATTCCATCACATCATTGATCCGATAATCT